AAGTGGACGCCAATGAGTTACCCGACCAAAGACCTGATGCTATTCGAGGAACTGACTGCAGACAAATTGGCTTTGTTCGATGCATACGGGCTGAATGCTAATATATTCAGTTCAGTGGAAGGCACGACCTTCTCCAACGTGCGCGATTCAATTCGCATGATCTACACCGACACCATCATTCCTGAAACGCAGAGCCTTTATGACTCGATGATGCGCCAATGGGGACTGCATGAGCAGGGTTACTACCTAAAGGCAGAATTCGACCATTTACCGATCATGCAAGACGATGAAGTCCAAGCAGCGAACACCATGAAGATAAAAGCCGAGACACTGGAGAAGTTACGGAATTTAGGGGTAAATATGGACGAAGAAGAAATTCGTCATTTATTGAGAATTGATTATTAACTTTACAATATGAAAGGAAATCTATACAACACCAAGACCCTTGACGGCATCAAGGACATGGACTCTGAAAAGCGGCAGGTAGCAGTGTACCTGTCAAAGTTCGATTCAATGGATAGCGACTCAGATATTATCCGGAAAGGATCATTCACGAAGTCCATCACTGAACGTGGGGTAAACTCAACGAGCAATCGCAAGATAGCATTCCTAAGGCACCACGATTGGCAGCAACCGATTGGCAAGTGGTTGACTCTGCAGGAAGATGACTATGGGTTATTCGGGGTGGCGCAGATGGGCAACTCCACCATTGCCAAGGACGCATGGGAGGACTACAAGATGGGAATCATACGAGAGCATTCCATTGGCTTCCAATATGTGCAAGACAAAATCAAATATATCGAGGACGCTTCCCTGTCAACTGGAGGCTACTACGACATAACCGAGGTCAAACTATTCGAGGGTAGTGCAGTTACCTTTGGCGCGAATGAATTCACTCAAGTGGTAGAAGTCAAGTCAGCCGAGGATAAACGTACGAGGCTCATAGAGACCTCTAAGCACATCGAGAACGTAATCAAATCCCTTACAACAGGTGAATACTCAGACGAAAGGGGTTACGCACTTGAGATGCGCTTAAAATGGCTTCAAAACGAATTCATGTTACTCTCAACGGCAGAGCCGTTCGCAAAAGACGAACACTCAGCCAAGGAAGAGCCAACGCAACAATTCGATTGGGCGCAAGTGGTTAAGCAGTTCACCAACAAGTAACTGGACACAATTTAAACTTTAACAAAGTGGAAAATTTAACACCTGAGCAAGTAGTCGAAAAACTTAACGGGCTATTTGCTGAAAAAACAAAAGGGATGGCGACTTCTGAGGAAGTAAATGCTATCAAAAGTGAATTAGGGAAATTAACTTCCCTTGAGGAAAAAAGCGCATCAATCGAGAGCGCGATCGCTAAATTTGAAGGTCAATTGGAGGCTATCAAAGAAACTGCGAAAAAGTCAAACGAAAAAGCCCCTGCGAACTTATCACAGGCTATTCGTATGGTGGTTGCAGAAAAGCACACCGAAATGCTTGACAACGTGGCTAAAGGAAATGACTTCAACATGGAAGTTAAGACCGACACCACAATCACAGGCGACTATACTGGAACTTACGCCTTGACTACTCTTGAGGCAGGGGTAAACAAAATAGCGCGACCTATCCGCAGAATCATGGAGATTTCAAACGTGGGTACTACTTCAAGCAAGTTCGTTACTTACATTGCTCAAGACACTCAGTCAACGACTGGATTCATCAACGAAGCAGGAACAAAAGCGAATGGACAAGTTCAGTACACTGAGGTTTCTGTAGCAGTTAAGAAGGTGGCAGGATTCATCAAGGTTTCTAAAGAAATGTTGAGCGATCTTTCATTTGTTCAGGCTGAAATCAACAACGACTTGATGGCTTCTATCGAGCAAAACATGGACGACCAATTGTTAAATGGAAATGGCGCAGGTAACAACATCGATGGTGTTATCAATCAATCTACTGCGTGGGCTGCAGGTATCTTTGCAGGTGCAGTTACTAACCCAACAGTTATCGATGTTCTTCGAGTGGCTAAGGCACAAATCGAAGGGGCTAACTTTACTCCTACTCATATTGTTCTTCATCCGGATGATGTTGCACGTATCGAAATGAGCAAAACGACTCAAGGTGAGTACACTTACCCGAACTTCGCAATGGGGATGGCACCAAACATGCAATTGAGTGGCTTAGTTATTATTTCTTCAACTAACATGACTTCTGATAACTTCCTTGTAGGCGACTTCACGAAGTTCAATGTACGAGTACGCGAGGGTGTTAACATCCAAGTGGGCTACGAAGGTGATGACTTTGCACGAAACATGGTATCGATCTTAGCAGAAGCACGTTTATGTTCTTTCGTTAAGCAAAACGATACAGGCGCATTCGTAACAGGCGACTTCACAACTGCAATCGCAGCACTTTAATCTGAATCAATAATTTAATCTCACTTAAAATGGCACAGGAAATTAAAAAACGAGGACGGAAGCCAAAGGCGAAAGAGGTGGACATAACAATCGATACTCCCAAAGTGGATGTTGAAATTCATAAAACTGAGGAGGGAGTAACTGCAGATGTTGACACCAAGCGTGTAGACATCCATGTGGAGAAAACTGCTGAGAAATTCACTTTGGACATCGAGGTTGACGACAAGAAAGAATACGAGATCATTGCAACTGGACTCAATCCAACTATGCCCAAGGGGACTATTTGGAAGGTTACAGGCGAACTTCTCAAAATCTTTGTTCGCAAAGGGATTGGAAAACTTAAAAAACAATAGGAAATGATAACACAGGTAGGCGACTTTACGGGTAAATACGAACTGCATACGGGCATCTATGACTCAGCGAAATTACAGGCATACATCGACAAATACGAGCCGTTGTACTTGACAGAGTTATTTGGTGCTACTTTGTATGCTTCCTTCGTTGCAGACTTAGATCAGCAAACGCAGATACCTCAGTCGCCTAATTTCCTGTTTTTTTACAATCCATTCTCAGAGGACGTTAATATTTATCGGTTATTAATTTCCAATGGAATTCCGGAAATGCTCTTAGGCTTCATTTATTTCGAATACGTTAAGGACACGATGAATACGATGACTCCATTTGGCAATACGATTGCCCGTAGCGAATTATCTCGACTTTCATCAACACTAAATACCTTGATGTACAATCGATACAATGAGGCAATTAAGACGTTCACTGCAATTCGGGACTACATTTTCCTGCACTGGAACGACTTCCCTTTGGGACAAATACTTGCAATTCAATTAGAGCAGAACAACATCAACTATTACAGTGGTCAAAGAAATATCTTTGTTGTTAATGGATGGGTGCAAGTGGCTACGATTGATATGCAGGGTACAGGTTATCAGGCAGGAGATGAATATTTCGTTGGTAACACTGGATTCAAAATTGAGGTAACGCAGGTAGGGGGAGCAGGTGAATTGCTTGACTACGATATTCTGCATGGTGGATATGGTTACAATGTCGGCACAATTTATCAGTTAGGCTCAGGAACTGGAACAGGGGCGCAATTGTTAGTACAACAAGTGGGTAATTCACAAGGTGTAATGACAGGCTCACCAAAGATTCAAATCTATGCCGAAACGATTGGCGAAGTGGTATCCGGAAACTTAGTACAAGGTGGTACGGGTGGCTATGTTGACGCTACTGATGTGCCAGTTTTTGGTGGCTCAGGTTCAGGGCTTCTACTCGACATCAGTACTGATCCAAACACGGGTACAGTTATAGGCGTTCAAATTGGCTCATCGGGTGGCTTTGGCTATCAGCCTAATGATATTGTCAATATTAATTTGGGTAATAACGATGCGCAATATGGTGTGGCAGTAGTCAAGGAAGGTTTAATAACTGGACAAAATTTGAATCCATTGAACAAAGCACTGACTACAGGATTTGTTTATGGCGATAGAATTCGTGTTTCAGGTAACGGGAACACTCCGGACGCAGTTTATGAGGTCGTTCAAGTAGGCGTAGGCGACATGAC